TAAATGATGATATACAACGACAAGGCGCAAGTATTGTCAAATCTGTTAACGCTAAAGTCGCCAAACTTATTGGAATTAATGCTGCTGCCAGAACGACCTGTGTTAAGCCATCAGGTAATGCTTCAGTACTATTGGAAACTGCTAGCGGTATTCATGCTGAGCACAGCCCTCGGTATCTACGTCACATTCAACTAAACAAAGAGACTGAAGTAGCTCAGCTCATTGCTAAGACTAATCCTTATATGGTAGAAGAGTCTGTGTGGAATGCTAATAACACAGATTATTGTGTAGCATTTCCGATCATTGCTCCAGAAGGATCTCTATTCAGAGAAGAACTGTATGGTACAGATCTGTTAGAGAAAGTTAAACTGGTTCAGAATAATTGGGTAGAAGCTGGTACCAACGTAGAGCTATGTGCTGATCCACGTATTCGCCATAACGTATCAAATACCGTAACTGTTATGCCTCATCAGTGGTCTCAAGTAGAAGATTATGTGTTCGATAATCGTCATTCGTTTGCTGGTATCTCTTTCTTAGCAGGTATGGGTGATAAAGACTTTAATCAAGCTCCAATGACAGAAGTTTTAACAGAAGAGCAGATAGTAACGAAATATGGAAAAGCTGCTCTGTTTGCTTCTGGTTTGATTGTAGATACACGTAAGTCAGGTTTCCGTGATCTATGGGATGCTACTATGCAAGCTCAGACTCCAGCTGAGTATAGAGGAGAGATCTCTGATCTTAATGCAGAGTGGATTCGTCGTTTTAATAAGTTTGCTAATAACTACTTTATGAATGATACAAAAGAAGCAGAATATTGTCTTAAAGATGTATTCTTACTACATAAATGGACTAAAGCTCAACAAAATTTATCTCCTATTGATTTTGTATCGCAATTAGAGGTTAAGAAGTTTACTGATGTTGATACTATTGGTTCAGCGGCATGTGTAGGAGGTGCTTGTGAGATCACTTTTTAAATGGATAAAGTTGTTACGTAAAGAGGGTGGCTCATGGTCACCCTTTACATTATTTCTTAATGCATGGCACAATAACAAGCACTGGCATCCAGAAGGTGATTGGCCATATGGTATGAGAAAAAGAGACAAAAGTCAACATCGCCTATATACATCGAAATACGAAGACTTGTGTATGTAGGAGATCAAATGGAAGAAGAGTATTGGACTGAGTGTGTTGCATGTGATACTGAGTCACAGGTGTTAGTTGTAGATAGCGAAGAGATACCTCAATTCTGTCCAATGTGCGGTAGTCCAATGGAATTTCAAGTAGTAGAAGAGTGATAAATAATCCCATCGAAAGGTGGGATTTTTTTTATGTGGTTATACAATGATAATCAGTTTGACGATACTCCAGAAGAGTATCAGGGGTTCGTGTACTTAATAACTGAATTAGAAACTAACAAGAAATACATTGGCAAGAAGTTCTTTTGGAAACCTAAAACATTACCTATAACTAAAACAAGAAAAAGACGTGTTAAAACTCGAGTAGAATCTGACTGGCGTTCATACTATGGAAGTTCTAAAGAGGTGCAGCAGATCGTAGAAGACAAGGGCTCTGATAGCTTTAAACGAGAGATTTTAAGGTTATGTAAGACAAAAGGGGAGTGCTCTTATTATGAAGCTAAACTACAATTTGAGTTTGATGTGCTGCTTCGTGATGATTACTACAACGAATTTATTGGATGTAAAATTCATTCTAAACATATAAAAAAGTAGTTGCACTTTCGAGCAGGTACTATATAATCATTATATAAGATGTGGAGGTGGGATATATGATCCTTATTGATTATAGCGCTGTTGCTATTAGTAATGTAATAACTCAGAAATTGGATCTTGACGAGAACTTATTACGTCATATGATTCTTAACAGTATACGATTACATAGAGCAAAGCATCGAGAAAAGTTTGGTGAAGTTGTATTGTGTATCGATGGTTCTAATAACTGGCGTAAACATGCTTATCCTCAGTATAAATTTAAACGTAAGGATGCTCGCAAAGAATCTAAGATGGATTGGGGCGAGTTATTTCGTATAACTAATATGGTACGAGAAGAGATCAAAGATAACTTTCCTTATAAAGTAGTAGAATGTGATGAATGTGAAGCTGACGATATTGTAGGAGTATTGTGCGATCATACGCAAGAGTTTGGTAACTATGAAGATGTTATGATTATATCTGGTGATAAAGACTTTGCTCAGCTTCAGAAGTATAATAACATACATCAGTATTCTCCTATTACAAGAAAGTATATTAAAGAATCTACTCCACGCAAACAGCTTATGGAGCTTGTACTAAAGGGTGATACAGCTGATGGTATACCTAATGTACTCTCAGGAGATAATGTATTTGTAGATGGTATAAGACAAACTCCTCTAAGACAAAAAGTAATTGATCAACTAATAAACGATCCCAAATGCATGGGAGAAGAAGTTTATCGTAACTATCAACGTAATAAAAGGTTAATAGATTTATCCGAAACTCCTGTAGACGTAAGAAAGAAAATTATATATAACTATGAACAACAGAATAGGTTAGACAATAAAGGTAAAGTATTTCCCTATCTTGTTGAAAAACGTTGTCGTAGATTATTAGAAGATGTAAAGGACTTTATATAGTATGGTTAATCAAGTAACATATATGGTATATGAGATTATCGAAAAAGTTGCAGCTGCGAAAAAGCGAGAAGATAAAATTAGTATTCTCAGACAATATCATAATAACTGGGCTCTCAAGGATATTTTGAGAGGTACCTATGATGATAAGATTCAATGGAATCTACCAGTAGGAAAGCCTCCTTTTGATCCTGCTGATGAACAAACCCATCCATCTAGTCTTACACAGCATAATAAAAAGTTTATGTACTTTGTAAAAGGTCTTCAAGGAGATCAAATGGCTGCTGTAAAGCGCGAGAAAATATTTCTAGATATTATAGAAACAGTGCATCCAAAAGATGCAGAGTTAATGCTTGGAATGATTAACAAGAAGAGCATTAAGGGTGTCACCAAGAAGATTGTTGAGGAGGCATTTCCTGATTTGATCGTGAGTAAATAAAAATACAAGGAGAACGATTTGAGTAAAATCCAATTTGATAGACTTAGTAACGATTTGGCGGAACTGACAAATTATATTAGCAAGTTAAAAAAGAAGGGTAAACAAGACCTCGTATCAAAACTCAAACGTAAGAAAGAATTTTTAGAATCAAGATTAGAAGCAGCTTCATAATAGAAAGGATCGGGGGGACTTAGATCCCCCCAAACTAAACATGCCAACATATACCTTCATTAATGTAGAAACAGAGGAAGAAACTACCTCTGTTATGAGTCTATCTGAGAGAGATGAATTTCTTAAAGATGGTAAATTTAAACAAAAACTTATCTTTCCCAAGATTGTATCTCAATCTGGTAGCACTCTCAGTAAGACTGATGATGGATGGAAAGATACTCTTCGAAGAGTCAAAGCAGGATCAGCAAAAAGTAACACTATAAACGTATAATGAAAACTCGTCATAAATCTGGAAACAATTCCATGACGGTTCGATTGGACGATCTTCTTCAATTTGACCCTATCACACATAATCAAGAATTGGCTTACAGCGCATGGGAAGAAGGAGATAATTTAGTTTTATCTGGTTCGGCAGGTACAGGTAAAACGTTTATAGGAATGTATCTTGCTTTAGAAGATGTCTTAGATAAAGAGACTGAATACGATAAACTTGTTATAGTTAGATCTATGGTACCTACTAGAGATATGGGATTTCTACCTGGATCAAAAGAAGAAAAAGAGCAATCATATATACTACCATACAAAGCAATTGCTCATGAATTTTTCGGGGATATAGCTTCTTACAATAAGATGGTAACTGGTAAACAGATAGAGTTTATGTCGACATCATTTATTAGAGGCTCTACATTTGATAACTGCATTATGCTTGTAGATGAAATGCAGAACTTGACTTTTCATGAATTAGACTCTATAATAACAAGAGTTGGTAAGAATAGTAAAATTATATTTTGCGGAGACTATAGACAGTCAGACTTTAAGTTTCAAGATGAGCGTGACGGTATTATGAAATTTTTAAATATTGTTGAACAGCTCAAAAACTTTACTATGGTAACATTTGGCTGGGAAGATATTGTTAGAAGTGATTTTGTTAGAGATTATATAATGACAAAAGAGATGTTAGGATATTAAAAATGAGTGTAGTAATATTTGGAAAGGATACTTGTAGCTGGTGCGACCGATCTGTAGAGGTGTGTAATCAGTATGGTTTAGAGTATACTTACAAAAGCCTTGATGATAGATTTACCGGTGAAGCTTTTAAGGAAGAGCTAAGAGAGCTAGCTTTGAGAGAGTCACTTACTATCAATACTGTTCCTCAGATATGGTGGAACGGTAAATACATTGGAGGTTATTCACAGTTAATCTCTGCAATTGAAAACACTAGAGAATATGGCCAAGGAGGTTTCTAATGGCTAAGTTCGGAAGATATGATCCGCGCAATAAGAAAAAAGATCGCAACAAAAAACACTCTCTAAATAAAGATAGCCGAATACGAGAAACAGAGCAATTGGAACGCTCACAAGTGCTCTTAAGAGAAGTACAATTTGAGGATGACTATATTGATGATGAACCGCAACAATTGCACTCCTAAATCTATCGCAGAGATCTTAAGTTTAAGATATCAATGGGAATGTATAGTAAGCAACTATAAAATAAAAAATTGCCATGGTACTGCAGATAATCTAAAATGGTTTATAAAGTATGGAATGAGAAGCAATAGGTTTAGACCTAACTTCGACGAAGCAATGGTTATTGCTAAAGAAATTATTAATGAAATGAAAAGATATGAAAACTCTAATTTACCAAGTATATGTAGGTAAGAGATCTAAACTTTATGATCAATGTGTTGAATCAGTAAAGCAGTACTGTAAGAAATATAATATTCATCATGAAGTGCAGCGTCATCCTATTTTAATGATAAAACCTGATGTGTTCTCAACTAATAGACATCCTAGAGCTTGGGAACAACATGGTGGTTTTCTACCAATCTTCGAAAAAGAAAATGCATTTAACTACTTAAAGTCTTATGACAAAGTAGCTATAATAGATGCAGATATCTTTATTAGAGAAGATGCTCCTAATATCTTTGATGAGCTTTCAGATGATTTTGATTTTGGTGGAGTGGTAGAAAGAGATATGCCACTAACTACCGAACAGCAAAGTAAGGTAAGAAGTTATTCACAAGCTCAATACTCCAATATTAAGAATGTAGATTGGAAGTGGAATAAAAATGGCGCTGAGTATATGAACATGGGTGTCATGGTTATGAATAAATCTCTATCTAGATATCTTAAAGGTGAAACTCCAAAGCAGTTTCTCAACAGGCCCAGGTTTAAACCGTTTGTAGATGGTATCGGCAATTGGAAGTGGTCTACAGATCAAACATTACTTAATACATGGATTAAAGAAGATAAGATTAAAACAAAACATCTTAACTGGAAGTGGAACGGGCTTTATGGGGTTAATACTCAAATCAAAGATTGTCATTTTGTTCACTTCTTTTTGAGTAAAAGACTTAATACAAATAATGTAAAAGAGTTGCTCAAACTATGAAAAAACTTATCTACCAGGTTGCTATAGGTCCTCAAACCAATCTATATGATTACTGTACTAACTCAGCTGAGGAGTATGCTAAACGTATTGGAGCAGATTATATAAAGCAAACTCAGCCTATACTGCGTATTGCTCCTAATCCGTTTATGAATGAAAGAGAGGGAAAGACTGGAGGATGGAAAAAACTAGGCTATATGCCCATCTTTGAGAAAGAAAATGTATTTAACTATTTTGGTAGGTATGATCAATGCTGTGTTATAGATGCTGACATATATGTTAAACCTGATAGTCCA